CGCGTCCGCCCAGGCAATGGGGCTGACAAAAAACGAGGCGAAGAAGCTCGCCGACCAGATCCTGAAGACCCCGGACAAAACCGCCCGGCTCAAGGGCAACATGGAGGATCTGCAGGCCAAGCTGAACTCGGCCAAGGCCAAGTTGGGCAAGGTCCCGGATTCCCGGAAGGCGAAGGTCAGGGCGGACATCGCCGATCTCCAGCGGAAGATTGCGCAGGCGAAAGCAGCGCTGGACGCAATGGACGGCAGGACCGCAACCACCTACCTGAAGACGGTCTACTCCCCGGCCGGGCACACCGGGCCCGGCGGGATCCCCAAGTTCGCCAAGGGCGGGAAGCCGGCCGCAGGGTGGGCGCTGGTCGGTGAAGAGGGCCCCGAGCTGGTGAGGTTCAAGGGTGGTGAGCAGGTCTACGACCACCGGTCGTCGATGCGCATGGCGTCTCCGCTGGCCTCCGCGCAGCCGGTCATCGGCCGGCCCGCGGTCGTCGGCGGTGGTGCCGGTGCCCGACCGGTGCAGATTCAGATCGACGTCCACGGGGCGATGGACCCGGTCGCGGTCGGCCGGGAGCTGCAGCGTGTGCTGCTCCAGCTCAAGAGGACGCAGGGCGTCAACGTACAGCTGGGGGTGGGCTGATGGGTGTGCTGGTGGAGATGGGCTGGGGCGGCCTGGTGCAGTCCCCGAACACGATTACGTGGACGGACATCAGCGACCGAGCCGACATGAGGCAGGGGGTGACGATTACCCGCGGCGCCTCGGACGAACTGTCGGAGACGCAGCCGGGTACGGCCACCCTGACCCTGGACAACCAGGACGGGGCGTTGACTCCCGGCAACCCGTCGTCGCCGTTCTACCCCTACGTGCGGCGTAACGCCCCGATCCGGATCAGCGCGGCGGTCATGCCGGCCCGGACCGGGGCGGCGCCGTGGCCGCTGTCGATGATGGGCGACGACTTCGACAGCGACAGCGGGCTGTGGGCGTCGTTCACCGGGGGCGCCTCCGTGGTCGAAGGCCGGGCCCGCATCCCGCTGACGCCGGGTGTTACCTCGGTGATGCAGTCGGCACGGCAGTGGACCCTGCCCGGGGCCAGCGTTTGCGCCCGACTCACGACCGTTCCGACACCGAACGGCAGCACCGTATCCCGGTCGAACTTTTTCGTGGAGAGCGTCACCGCCGGAACTCGGCTGGGGTTTCAGCACAACGTGTCCACGGGCAAGCTCCGCGCCGTCAACCTCGTCGGGGACGTGGACGGGTCGCCGGTGGACGTGAACTTTTCGGCGATCAGCCACCGGTGGATGCGGATCCGGGAGGCGTCCGGGTTCGTGATCTGGGAGACATCGCCGGACGGGTGGGACTGGTCGGTGCAGCGCACCCTGGCCACTCCGGCCTGGGTGACGTCGCAGTCCCTCGTGGTGTCCTTCAACGCCATCCGCACTGGCGGTACCGGCGACTACGCAGAATGGGATCTCCTCGGCGCCCAGATCAGGCCCCGGTTCTACGGCACGGTCAACGAATGGCCCGTCGGTTGGGAAGGCCTGTACAGCTCGGTCACCATCAGCGCGACCGACCTGTTCAAGCGCCTCAACAGGTTGCCCCCGCTGATGAGTTGTCTGTCCGAGGAGATCAAGTCGCTCGGCCCGCTGGCGTACTACCCGCTGACCGAGCCGACCGGGTCAACGTCGGCCGGCGACCTGTCCGGCACCACGGCCGGACCGCTCAGCACCACCCAGGTTGGGGCGGGCGGCACCCTCGACTTCGGCACAGCGACGGGCCCCGCGGCCGCCACGGATGCTCTGCCGGCGTTCACGCCCGCATCTGCGACGGCAGGGAAATTCCTGACGGCGGACATGGGGCAGGTGTACCAGGACGCCTCCACCGGCAACTGGAACATGATGGAGTGCTGGTTCAGCACATCCACCCCGGGGCGGGTGCTCTTCGCCCTGACAGGGTCCGCGGGCACGATGCAGATCGTGTGGTCCCTGAACGGGTCCGGTGCGCTCCAGGCCGAGACGATGCAGGACGGAGACTCGTGGCAGACCGCGACCGTGACCAGCGGGAACCTCGCTGACGGGAAGGTCCACCACTTCGCCTACGACGAGAACACAAACAACGTCTACGTCGACGGTGTGCTGAAGACGTCCGGGCACGTGCAGTGGATGTATGCGCTGCGGAATCTCACCGTGGGCGCCTACGCGGGTGCCCGGTTGTGGTCCGGCACCATCGGGCACGTCATGCTCACGGCCACCCCCTCCACTCCGCTCGGCCCGCAGATGGCCATCCACTACCAGGCCGGGACCACCGCGTTCGCCGGGGAGACGGCTGACGTCCGGATGGCCCGGCTCGCCAGGTACGCGGGAATCGGCTCGGTGACGATCTTCGGCACCACGCACGATCCGATCGCCGGGCAGGGTGAGGGCGGCAGTGGTGTGGTGGCCCGGATGCGGGAGGTCGAGGCCACCGAGTCCGGGCGCCTGTATGCCGAGCGGGACTATTTCGGGCTCGCGTACCAGTCACGGGACCAGCGGTACAACCCGGATCCCTCGTCCGAGGTGTTCACGATCGCCTATGCCGACCTCGACACCCTCGGCGTGCAGCTGGCCGACGACGATCAGAAGCTGTGCAACCAGGTCGAAGCCAGCCGTCCGGGTGGGGCGACGCAGAAGGTCCGGGCGGACAGCTCGGTCCTGGCGTTCGGCCTGTACGGGCAGCAGCTCGAAATCGTCTCCCGGTACGCGGACCCGGACCCGGAGCTGCGCGAGGTGCCAATCGAGGCGTACACGCTGCCCAGGTACCTGGACATCCTCGACGCGGACATCAGCAGCTTCTTCTCCGTGACGGGCCTGCCTGCCCAGGCATCGGCGTCGTCGATGCGGGTCACGGTCGAGGGCTACACCGAGACGATCAAAGAGCGGTCGCACGTCATCCAGTTCCGCACCAGCACCAGCGCCCGGGATTCCGTGTGGGTCCTCGGCGATGCGACGTATGGGCGGCTCGACTCCACCGCCCGACTCGCCTATTAGGAGGCCCCTGTGCCGATCCCTGTCATCAGGGCGGAGACGTTCTACCTGCCCCCATCGCGCGAGCCGGAGGACGCCTGGGCGGACACCCCGGCGGCGGAGCTGGTGTTCCGGTGGATGGAGCACCGGATGCAGCGCCGCGTCCTCCCGCCGGCCGAAGCCGTCACCGACGTCTACTTCGCACGGATCAATCAGAACCGGTGGGTCGCCGACTGCGTATGCGGATCCGCGCAGGTGGTCAGCCCCACCGACCCGCGGTACGGGTGCACGGAGTGCGGCTACGGCTGGTGCGCGCTGGTCTTCCCCGAGGACGTCGATGCGGTCGAGGCGGAGATGCTCGCCATCGAGACGCCCCACCTGCGGAACTGGTGGAACCCGGCCGACGCGAACAACCCGGACCAGCCGCCGACGGAGCCGCCCCCGCCGTTCGACCCCGACCCGAAGAGCCCGCCGAAGGGGGCAGCAGCATGACGTTCGCCCCAAAGACATGGGTGGTCGGCGAGGTAGTCAGCGCCGCGACCATGAACCAGGAGATCCGCGACCAGTTCAACTCGATCTTCGGCGCATGGACCAGCTACACGCCAACGTGGACTGGTGCCACCACCAACCCGGTCATCGGCAACGGAACGCTCACCGGCCGGTACATCAAGGTTGGCCGGACCTGCACGGTGTCGCTGCTCCTGATCCCCGGGAGCACCACTACCTACGGCGCTGGAACTTATCTTTTCGGGCTGCCCTTCCCCGCCGCATCCGATGTGGTGTCCTGCCTCGGGTCCGCCCGGATCTCCGGCACGGCCACCTGGATTGGTCACATGCTCGTCGGGTCCTCCGCGACGAGCGCGAACCTCACCTTCAGCAACACGACGACAGACACCCGCGGCGCGAACATGTCCGACTCCAAGCCGGAGACGCTGGCCGCCACCACGCAGGTCCGGGCCACCGTCACTTACCAGACTGCGAGCTGAGGAGCCCCATGACCACGATCACGAACGTTCCCGGCCCGCTCACTCTGGCCGGCCTCCACAGCACCGACGAGGTGGTGGCCAAGACCCTGCCGGTCGACCTGCCGACGGACACCTACCGCACCATGCTCCGGGTCGTCGTCCCCGTGGCGTCGGGCGACCTGCTCGACATCAGCGGATGGGCCCGCGTCACCAACGACACCGGGGTCAGCCGCGGCACCACGGGCTACACCGTCGGCGTGGGCTACCACCTGTGGATGTACGACGTCGACGCAGGCCCCGTTTCCGCCGGGGACTGGCTCCGTATCAGCCCGCTGTGCGGCGACAACGTCACCCGGGACCGGCACCACATGCCACTCGCCATCAGCACCGTGTACACGGTGCCCGCGGACTGGCCGGAGGGTCACCGCATGGTCGTCGCCCTGCGCGCGGACGCGCACAGCACCGCGTGGGTGTCGGGCGACACCCTCACCGTGGACCGCGAATACGGGCACCTCACCGCCCGCCGCTGGACACCGCCCGCAGCAGCCTGACCCATCCCCAACCTGCACGCCCCACGCCTATCCGGCCGGGGCCATCTTCATGTCTGGAGGCCTCTGTGGCCGTACCTCTGTCCGCCGCGCAGTTCATCGCGGCTCTCCGCGCGGAGGGCGTCAAGGTCGTCGAAGTCGGCAACTGGCGCACCCACAACCGCGCTGGGCACGGCGCGTGGGGCCCGCTCAACGGGTCGATCGTGCATCACACGGTCAGCAAGGGCACCGCGTCCACCGTCGCGATGGTCCGCGACGGGTACGCGTCCCTGCCTGGTCCGCTGTGTCACGGGATGATCGCGAAGGACGGCGTCGTGCACATGGTCGGCTGGGGCCGCACCAACCACGGCGGCGGCGGCGACCCGGCCGTTCTGGCCCGCGTCATTGCCGAGGACTACGGCGACCGCCCACCGAAGCCCACCCGCGGCAACGCGAACGGTGTCGACGGCAACGCGCGCTTCTACGGCTGGGAGTGCGAGAACCTCGGCGACGGGAAGGACCCGTGGCCGGCAGCCCAGTACGACGCGATCGTGCGCGTCCAGGCCGCGCTGTGCCGGGCGCACGGCTGGTCGGCGAAAAGCGTGATCGGCCACCTGGAGTGGAGCGCGGACAAGGTCGACCCCCGCGGGTTCACCATGCCCCAGCTGCGCGCCGACGTCGCCGAGCGCCTCACCCACCCCGCCAGCTGGAGCCCCGGCAGCGGCACCACCACCGCCCCGAGTACGGAGGACAACCCCATGGCAGGCATCACCAAGCGCGACATCTTCGACGCCGTGTGGAAGACAGACGCGATCGACGGTCCGGCGGACGCAGCGGACCACAAGACGAATCCGACGTGGCAGGCGCAGTCGATCCTCAAGGACGTGCAGGCCCGCATCCGTTCCCTGGACAAGCGGATGGCCGCCCAGTCCGCCGCGATCACCACCCTCGTCCTGGAGGTCAGAGGCGGCGCGGACACCACGGCCACCGTCGCTGCGGTTGAGGCCGCGATCGAGCGGGCCGTCATCGACGTCAACATCAACACCAAGGAGTTCTGACCATGGCCGAGCCCCAGTTCCCGTTGCCCAGTACCGAGACGGTCATCAAGGGCGTACGCACCTATACCCGCGACCTCGTCGAGCGCGTACTGACCACGTTCCTCCAGGCGTTCGTCGGCGGCCTCGTCCTCACCCAGCCATTCGACCTGGGCATGTGGCAGAACGCCGGAATCGCCGGGGTGGCCGCGGCCGGGTCGCTCGTCAAGGGGCTCATCGCCCGGTGGCGGGACGTCACGAACTCGGCCTCGCTCGCCCGGGGGGTGTAGTGGTGACCCCGCAGGAGTCGACTCAGGTCGCTGTCGAGCTGGAGCGGCTCCGCGGGGCCGTCGACACAGGGTTCGCCACACTGAACGGGCGCCTCGACACAGCGCTGCAACGCACCACCCAGGTAGAGAAAGACGTCGGTGACCTGGTGCAGCGGGTCACCACCCTGGAGAAAGCCCGGTGGCCGATGCCCACGCTCGGCGTCCTGGCCGGTGTCGCGGGCGCAGCAACCGGTGTCCTTGCTCTCCTCCGCTGACCCACACCCACCACGCCCCTGTCTGGCCTACGGGCCGGGCGGGGGCGGTTTCGTGCGTCCGGGGTCAGGCGCTGGCTGGTGGTTCGGGGAGGCGAGCGACGAACGTTCCGATGCCTGGCTCTGTATGCGTCAGCCCCTCCGCCCTGAGTGCCCGGTGCACTTTCTGCCCCGTTGATGTGCTGATGCCGAATTCCTCCAGCATGTCGACGACGGACGGGATCCGGGACCGCGGCGGGTAGGTGCCGTCCTCGATCCGCTCACGGATGATGTCCGCCACCTGCTTCCACCGCGCCACATCCGGCTGCCACTCGATCATGTGTCCAGCATTGGTGTACCGGACCAGACCACGCGAGATGTACTAGACCTACCAGGGTGCAGCATGGTGGGTCTATCGTGGATGCCACGAATAACCCCCGCGACCGTGTGACCGGCCCGGGGGTACGGACACCAGCAGTGGGAGCTGATGACATGTTCGAGCCTACCGGGCGGGTGGCAGCCCAGCACAGGGCCACAGACGCCGCGATGCAGACCACATACAGTGCGTTCATCCGCCACACCGTGGCATGCACCAGCTGCCGCACCGAGGGCATGGACTGCCCGGTCGCCGCCGAGCTGCGGCAGGCATACCGCGCAGCGAAAACCTCCGCGGGGGCGGGCCGATGATGTG